CCTAAAGAACTTGAAAAAATAAAAAGTGTATTTGAGTGGAATCAAATGCCTGAATACTTTAAAGAAAAATACTATGACTATATTGACGAAGAGTTTAAACGCCGCGATGAAGGCTTTTCGTTCGTTAACAAAGGTAATCCTACTTATATTACTGGCTCTCATTACATGTACCTGCAGTGGTCTAAAATTGACGTGGGAGCCGCAGATTTTAGGGAATCAAATAGACTTTTCTTTATATTCTGGGAAGCATGTAAAGCCGATCAACGATGTTATGGTATGTGCTACCTCAAAAATAGACGGTCTGGTTTTTCATTCATGGCATCATCAGAACTTGTTAATCAAGCAACGATATCTTCCGACTCACGTTTTGGAATATTATCAAAGTCAGGAGCCGATGCTAAAAAAATGTTTACCGATAAAGTTGTACCCATATCAGTTAACTACCCATTCTTTTTCAAACCCATACAAGACGGTATGGATAGACCAAAAACAGAATTGGCGTACAGAGTACCAGCATCAAAGCTCACGCGAAGAAAGCTTGATCAAGGCCAAGGGCCGGAGGAGCTCGAAGGGCTCGACACAACAATCGACTGGAAGAACACGGGTGACAACTCATATGACGGTGAAAAGCTCAAACTACTTGCCCACGATGAATCAGGTAAGTGGGAGCGTCCGGATAACATTTTAAATAACTGGCGAGTTACAAAAACAACACTTAGATTAGGATCTAGAATTGTAGGTAAGTGTATGATGGGCTCGACTTCAAATGCATTAGACAAAGGTGGAGCAAATTTCAAAAAGTTATACGAGGATTCAGACGTTACTAAACGAAACCGCAACGGACAGACTAGCTCGGGATTATATTCTTTGTTTATACCTATGGAATGGAATTACGAGGGATTCATTGATACTTATGGAAACCCTGTCTTTGATACACCACAAGAACCAGCTGAAGGCCCGTATGGAGAACTTATCGACCAAGGGGTAATAGAACATTGGCAAAATGAAGTTGACGGTCTTAAAAACGATCAAGACGGTTTAAATGAATACTATCGGCAGTTTCCGCGCACGGAACAACATGCTTTCAGAGATGAAGCAAAAGAATCTTTATTTAATCTAACTAAGATTTACGAACAGATAGATTATAACGAGGAGGTTCAAAACGGAATGCAAGTTACACAAGGTAACTTTCAATGGGAAAACGGACAGCAAGATAGTAACGTTATATTTGCACCAAACAAAAACGGAAGGTTTAAGATATCTTGGGTGCCGCCTAAAAATCTACAAAACCGCGTAATAGTAAAGAATGGCGTTAAATACCCAGGTAATGAGCACGTTGGTGCATTTGGATGTGACTCATATGATATATCGGGTACAGTTGACAAAAGAGGGTCTAAAGGATCTTTGCATGGCCTAACAAAGTTTAGCATGGAAGATGCCCCTCCTAATATGTTTTTTTTAGAATATATTGCGCGTCCTCAAACAGCTGAAATATTTTTTGAAGATGTACTTATGGCATTAGTATTTTACGGAATGCCACTACTCGCAGAAAATAACAAACCTCGATTATTATATTATTTAAAACGAAGAGGTTATAGAGGTTTTTCAATGAACCGGCCAGATAAGCTTTGGAATAAGCTTTCTGTTACAGAAAAAGATATAGGCGGTATACCAAACTCGTCTGAAGATATTAAGCAAGCACACGCTGCTGCAATTGAAAGTTATATAGAAAATTATATAGGTCAAGTTACTGAAGGTATGTATGGGGATATGTACTTTCAAAAAACATTAGAAGACTGGGCTGGATTTAATATAAACAATAGAACAAAGTTCGATGCAACAATTAGTTCTGGTTTAGCTATTATGGCTTGCAATAAGAACAGATATAGACCATCTGCGGAAAGAGTTATAAAATCCGTACCGCTAGGGTTTAAAAAATATAACAACAAAGGATATAGTTCAAAAATAATACAATAAATGGTTAATACTAATTACAAAAGCTCGTTTCCCGATCAGGTGGTACCTAATGAGGAAAAGCAGTCATTAGAATATGGTTTGCAAGTAGCGAGAGCTATTGAAGGCGAGTGGTTTAGAAATAACCGTGGCGGTGATCGATTTACTGCTAATTTTCAAGAATATCATAGACGTAGGCTATATGCTCGTGGAGAACAATCAATACAAAAATACAAAGATGAATTATCTATTAATGGTGATTTATCTTATCTTAATTTAGACTGGAAACCTGTTCCTGTAATACCTAAGTTTGTTGATATTGTTGTTAATGGCATGTCGCAGCGCAATTACGAAATAAAAGCATACGCGCAAGATCCTATAGCAAAACAAAAGAAAACAAGATATGCTGAAACAGTTATGTCTGATATGTTTAATCGTCAGTCATTAACACAGCTAACACAAGAAACAGGTATTAACTTTTTTTCAGTACCAGACCCAGAAAATCTACCTAAAGATCAAGATGAGTTTGAAGTATATATGCAGCTTAATTATAAAGAAGCTGTTGAAATAGCTTTAGAAGAACTTATTAATAACTCTTTAGACAAAAATAAATACGACGAAGTTAGAAAAAGATTTATTTATGATTTAGTCGTATGTGGTATTGGTGCTGCTAAAACTGAATATAATAAATCAAATGGTTTACGTGTTAAATATGTAGATCCTGCAAACCTTGTATACTCTTATACTGAGGATCCTAATTTTGATGATTTATATTATATAGGCGAAGTAAAGCAAATTTCATTAAGTGAAATTGCAAAACTTTTTCCATACCTTACGCCGGAAGATTTAGCTGAAATACAAAAGTACCCAGGTAATAATGACTATATAAGAAATTATTACGGGCAAAACGATAATAATACAATTAGCGTTATGTTCTTTGAATACAAAACTTTTGAAAAGCAAGTATTCAAAATTAAAGAAACTGAACAGGGCTTACAAAAAGCTTTAGAAAAGCCTGATACTTTTAATCCGCCAACAAACGATAACTTTGAAAGAGTTGAAAGAGTAATTGAAGTATTATATACAGGAGCTAAAATATTAGGTCATGAAAAAATGCTTTCGTGGAAGATGGCTGAAAACATGACTAGACCATATGCGGATTCACCTAAAGTTGAAATGAATTATACTTTAGTTGCGCCTAGAATGTATAAAGGAAGAGTTGAATCATTAGTAAGCCGTATAACTGGGTTTGCAGATATGATTCAGCTTACTCATTTAAAATTACAGCAAGTAATGTCGCGTATGGTACCAGACGGTGTTTACGTTGATGTTGACGGTTTAGCTGAAGTAGATTTAGGCAACGGAACAAACTATAACCCGGCTGAAGCGTTAAATATGTACTTTCAAACTGGTAGTATTGTGGGGCGATCGTTTACGCAAGACGGCGATATGAACCCGGGTAAAGTGCCTATTCAAGAATTACAAACTTCTTCTGGACAAGGTAAGATTGCTTCGCTTATTAGCACTTATCAGTATTATCTGCAAATGATAAGAGATGTGACGGGATTAAATGAAGCTCGTGATGGAAGTTCACCAGATAAGAACGCATTAGTTGGTTTACAAAAACTTGCAGCTGCAAATAGTAATACAGCAACAAGGCACATATTACAGGCAGCTTCATATATTACACTTAGGTTATGCGAAAATATTGCATTAAAAGCAAAAGATATATTTGAGTTTGCATTAACAGAAGAAAGTTTAGAGCAAAGTATAAATGATTTTAATGTAGAAACATTAAAAGAAATATCTAATTTGCACTTGCATGACTTTGGCATTTATTTGCAACTTGAACCTGATGTAGAAGAAAAACAAGCATTAGAAAGTAATATACAAGCAGCTTTACAATCAGGTTCTATTTATTTAGATGATGCTATTGAAATACGAAATATAAACAACATTGATTTAGCAAATAAATATTTACGTATTAAAAGGCAAAAGAAACAAGAAGCAGATCAAGCGGCTCAACAGCAAAATATACAAGCGCAAGGTCAAGCTAATGCACAAGCTTCTGAGGCAGCAGCACTGGCAGAAGTGCAAAAACAACAAGCACTTACCGAAAGTAAATTGCAATTAGAACAAGGTAAGTCGCAGTTTGAAATACAAAAACTTGAGCGAGAGGCTGAAATTAAAATGCGCTTAATGGAACTTGAATTTCAATTTAATAAGCAATTAGCAGAAGCACAAGCTGAAGTTTTAAAACAAAAAGACGCTTACAAAGAAGATAGAAAAGATGAGCGTACTAAAATACAAGCAACGCAGCAATCAGAATTAATTGATCAACGCAAAAACGATACACTACCAAAAAACTTTGAATCCGCTGGGTTTGACGTATTAGGTGGTTTTGACTTAGGTCAGTTCGACCCTAAGTAATTTTTATTAATTTTATAATATTTTATCATGGCAGAAACAGTCAAGCAAGAGGGTGAATTTAAAGTTAAACCCCGAAAAATGAAAAAGCTTTCTGAGACACCTAAAACTATTAAAGTAGATTTGTCAAAAAAAGCGGAAGAAATAAAAGAAACAGGTGATACCATTAAGGTAGATCTTACCGAAAAAAAAGAACAAGAAGATGCCGTTCAAGTCAATACAACAGATGAGGGCAATGCTCCTGTCGAAGAATCCGGAGACTCGCAAAGTAGCGAAGAAGTGGTTGAAGAAGTACGGCAGCCCGAAGAAACGGTAGAAGATACACCTGTAATACAAGAAGTAACAGAAGAAGAGGTTCAAGAGCAAACTGAAACCTTGCAGGAGCAAGTTGAGGATGCCGTGCAGCAATCACAAGATACTGCAGAACCATTACCAGAAAACATTCAAAAGGTTGTGGACTTTATGAATGAAACTGGCGGAACATTAGAAGACTATGTGCGATTAAATGCAGATTATTCTAATGTAGATAACAATACACTTTTGCGGGAATATTACCGCCAAAGCAAACCTCATCTAGACGCTGATGACGTAAGTATTCTAATGGAAGACTTTAGTTATGATGAAGAGCTAGATGACCAAAAAGATATACGTAAGAAAAAAATTGCGTATAAAGAAGAAGTTGCAAAAGCCAAAAGTTTTTTAGAGGGACTGAAAGATAAATATTACGACGAGATCAAGTTGAGACCCGGCGTAACTCAGGAACAACAAAAAGCAGTTGACTTTTTCAATCGATACAATGAAGAGCAGCAAACTATAAAGCAGCGAACTGAAAGTTTTCAAAATCGTACAAAAACTTATTTCAACGACGATTTCAAAGGTTTTGATTTCAAACTCGGTGAAAAGAAGTTTAGATACGGATTAAAAGATAATTCTTCAGTCGCAAATCAACAATCAGATATAAGTAACTTTATCAAGAAGTTCTTGAATGACAAAGGTGAAGTGTCAGATTTAAGTGGATATCATAAAGCTTTATATGTAGCTAACAATCCTGACAGAGTAATAAATCATTTTTATGAGCAGGGGCGTGCAGATGCAGTTCGTGAATTAACAGCTAAGTCTAAAAACATTAGCAACGAGCCGCGTCAAACACAAACAGGCGATGTATTTATTAATGGTTTAAAAGTCAAAGCTGTTACTGGTGCTGATTCTTCAAAACTTAGAATTAGAAATAAACGTTAAACTTTAAATTAAAAACAAATGGCATTATCACCTTTGTTTGGGGATATTAACCCAACTGCACAAAAACAGCTAACTACCGGTAGCTATCTTGATTTTACTGGTGGCGCTGGCAATGACTTCTCTCAGCAGTATCTACCTGAGATTTATGAAGCTGAAGTAGAGCGATACGGAAATCGTACGCTTTCTGGCTTCCTTCAAATGGTAGGCGCTGAGATGCCTATGACTTCTGACCAAGTTGTATGGAGTGAGCAAAATCGCTTACACGTTTCTTATGATGCATGTACAATTGCAGCTAACAACGACGCTACTATCACTATTGAAGATTCTGATGGTTCTATCGCTGCTGGTAAAGAACACGCTATTCGAGTTAACTCTCTAATTGTAGTTCTTGATCCTGCTACTTCAACTGAGCAAAAAGCTATCGTTAAAGCGGTAACTGCATCTACTGTAGAAGCTTACCCTTTTGATTCAGCCACTTGGGCTGCTGGACTAGTTTCTGGAACAGCGCTTAAGGTATTTGTATATGGTTCTGAATTTGCAAAAGGAACTGCTGGAATGTCTGGTTCTGTAGAGCCTTCTTTTACTCAATTCTCAAATTCTCCTATTATTATCAAAGATAAATATGGAATTAATGGATCTGACACTGCTCAGATTGGTTGGGTAGAAGTTGCTACAGAAGACGGAACTTCTGGTTACCTATGGTATTTGAAAGCTGAGTCTGAAACTCGCCTACGTTTCCAAGATTATCTTGAAATGACAATGGTTGAGTCTGAGCCAGCTGATCAAGCTACAGGCGGTATCTCTGCTGCTTCTCAGGGAGCTAAAGGTACTGATGGTCTTTTCTACGCTATTGAAGAGCGCGGAAATGTATTCAGCGCTTTTACAGCTTCATTGACTGACTTTGATAACATTCTTAAAAATCTAGATGGACAAGGTGCTATCGAAGAAAATATGCTTTTCTTAGATCGTGCCACTAATCTAGCTTTTGACGATATGCTTGCTGGTTTATCTTCAGGTGCTGATGGCGGTACTGCTTATGGACTATTTGAAAACTCTGAAGAAATGGCTTTGAATCTTGGATTCACTGGTTTCCGCAGAGGCTCTTATGACTTCTATAAGACTGACTGGAAATACTTAAACGATGCTTCAACTCGTGGTGCTGATTCAAACTTCAGCGCTGGAGAAGTAGATGCTATCGATGGAGTTCTTATTCCAGCTGGTACTTCAACTGTATATGACCAAATCCTTGGTACTAATATTCGCCGTCCATTCCTTCACGTACGTTATCGTGCTTCTGAAGCTGACGATCGAAGACTTAAAACTTGGATTACAGGTTCAGTAGGTGGAGCATTTACAAGCGATGTTGACGAAATGAACATTCACTTCTTGTCAGAAAGATGTTTGTGTGTTCAAGGAGCTAACAACTTTGTATTGCTAAAAGCTTAATATAGTTACTTAAATCTGGGGTTGTTAATTCAGCCCCAGGTTTATATTTTTTTAATTATTTAATTTTATCATATCATGGGAAAAAATAAATCCTCAGAGGTCAGTAATTGGGAAATTAAAGACCGTCATTATTATTTGGTTGGAAAACAGCCATTAACTTATACAATACCATCTCG